CATCGCAAACGGAACAACAGCAGCAACAACAGCAGCAACAGCAGCTGGACTACAGTCATTCATTTCTGTAGAAGGTGCAGCAGCATACAAGGGTACAGGCGGAGACTTTGCTAACAAGCTAGTGGCCTCTACTGACCAGTGGGCAGCAATCACCGGCTACGCCGATACCACTGGAAGAAGTTTGTACTCAGCACAAGGCGCAACACAGAACGCATCAGGTAACTCAGTTGCAACTTCTGTAGTTGGTGGAGTTCTAGGAACTGACTTGATCGTTGATCACAACATCGCAGCATCAGGCGTAGTTGATAACTCAGCCTTCTTGGTTGCACCATCATCTGTTTATGTCTGGGAATCACCACAGACACAACTTCGCGTAAATGTTCTAACATCAGGCGAGATCGAGATCAACCTTTACGGATACTTAGCAATCTACTTGGCTAAGTCAGGTAAGGGTGTTCGCAAGTTCAACCTAACTTAATAAATAGGTAACTAAGTCGCTCTAGGGGGTCAGTAGCCCTCTGACTCCCTAGAGTCTTTAGAAAGGATCATCATGGCATTAACTACAGTCGCAGAGCTTCGCTCGACACTGGGTGTTGGCACTCTATACGCAGATTCAGTTCTTGAATCTGTTTGTGATGCTGCCGATGCAGTTCTATTGCCTATGCTCTGGACTAACACAACATTTAACATCGCACATAGCAACACAGCAACTACAGGCACACTCTACTTTCAAGACAAGGTAGAAAAAGTTTTCTATGTTGGCCAGCAAGTAACGATTACTGGTAATGGAAGCAAACATAATGGATCAAAGACTCTCACTGGAGTAGGCGATTACAACATCACTTACAACATTTCTGGCAACAATAACACTCCAGCAGTAGAGCATCCAGTACAACCTTTTGGCACAGTCGCAGCAGATACTTATGTGGACTGGGCTTTAGATCAAGCAGTACAAAACGCAGCTTTGATGATCGCTGTTGAAATCTGGCAAGCACGAACCGCTACTCTCTCAGGTTCTAACGCCATTGACTTCCAGCCTTCCCCTTATCGAATGAGCGCACAGCTTCTCGCTAAGGTGCGAGGATTGATCGCACACGCACTTGCACCAACATCGATGGTGGGATAATGCCAGTTGCAGTCACAACCCTTCGCACAACATTAGCCACAGCATTAGTCGATAATACTAAGTGGCAGACTTTTGCCTTTCCACCGGCAACTGTCTTGGCTAACTCTGTAATCGTGTCTCCAGATGATCCTTATCTGACACCTAGCAATAATCAACACATCACCATAAGCCCTATGGCTAACTTTAAGATTATTATTACTGTGCCTTTGTTTGACAATGAGGGAAACCTTAACGGGATAGAAGATGCAGTCTGTGGCGTGTTTGCTAAGCTCGCTGCATCATCTTTGACCTATAATGTAAGCGCAATAAGCGCACCTAGTATTCTCAATGCTGCTTCGGGTGACCTACTCAGCTGCGAGATGTCCGTATCAATCCTTACGAGTTGGAGTTAAAATGTCCGAGTGGGAAAAAGAGAACGAAGCCTTCCTGATCAAGATCGGGCAGGTAGCACCAGCATCAAAGCCAGCACCTACTAAGAAAGACGAGGAATAATCTCATGGCTGTATTTCTAAATAACAATGTGGGCGTGAAGATTAACACTGTTGATCTTTCTGACCATGTAACAGCAGTAACAATCAACAGAGTATTTGATGAACTAGAAGTAACTGCGATGGGTGATAACTCACACAAGTTTGTAAAGGGCTTAGAGGCATCAACAGTAACTATTGACTTTCTAAATGACACAGCATCAGCAAATGTATTGGCAACACTACAAGCTGCATGGGGTACAACAGTTACCTGTGTATTCTTACAAACAAAGGGAACAGCAGTATCTGCTACAAACCCTCTCTACACTGTATCTTTGCTAGTCAATAACACAACAGACATCAATGGTGCTGTTGGAGACATTGGCACACAGTCAATTACATTCACTGCTAACTCAACCGTTGCAGTAGCAACAACAGGCACATTCTAAACAATTAAACAAAGGGGCTAAACATGGCAAAACTAAAGATCGTTCGAGTAGATGGAAGTGTATTAGAAGGCGAGATTACTCCAGCAGTGGAGTATGCGTTTGAACAGTACGCTAAAAAGGGTTTCCATAAGGCTTTCCGCGATGAGGAAAAGCAATCGGATGTCTATTGGCTGGCATGGGAAGTCACACGCAGATCAGGTGAATCTGTTAAGCCATTTGGGATCGACTTCATCGAGACATTACGCTCAGTAAGTGTCGAGGACTCCGACCCTTTAGCTTAAAGCGCGATCTACCGCTCACCTACCTTATTGCTAGGCTAAGCATAAGGTTAGGGATCGCGCCACAACATTTATTAGAGTTAGACAAAGTAATGCTAGATGCGTTACTCATTGGCTTACAGGATGAAGCAAAGGAGATTAAAGATGCCAGCAACAGTAAAAGGCGCCGTTAATCTTCGTAAGTCATTAAGAGAGTTCACTCCAGACTTGGCTAAGAAACTGCCTAAAGAAATCGGCGCAGCACTTAAGCCAATCACAAAGTCTGCTAAAGGTTACTTGCCAGATCGAGGACAAGTCCTAAGCGGATGGCTACCTCGTCAGATGTCAGAGGCAACCTTTCCAGTCTATGATCCTAGAGTGGTCAAGTCAGGCGTAGGGTATAAGACAACACCATCAAAACCTAATAGCAGAGGTTTCAGATCATTAGCTCGCGTGTTTAATAAAACTGCCGCTGGAGCGATCTACGAAACAATGGGGCGCAAGACTCCAGATAGTCCATTCGTTAAGAATCAAATGGCTAAGTCTGGTGGGGTAATGCGTGGCGATGGCAAGATGCGTGGTCGCGCTTTGTATCGTGCCTATGATGAGAACAATGGCAAAGCCAGAGTTGCAGTATTAGAAGCAATCCAGAGCGCAGCTAGACGGCTTAATGATCGAGCTACGGTGAGAGGTTAATCATGGCAAATGTAGTCATTGACATCGCAACGGAGTTCACAGGTAAAAAAGGTTTCAAGCAAGCCGAGACTGCTACCGATAAACTTACAAAGAATGTAAAGAATTTAGCCAGAAACTTTGGCCTAGCCTTTGGTACTGCAGCAGTTCTCAACTATGCAAAGACATCGATCAAGGCAGCAGCTGATGACCAGAAGGCCCAGAAGCAATTAGCCTTAGCGCTAGAAAATGTTGGCCTTGCTAGAGATGTTACAAGCACAGAGCAGTACATCGCAAGGCTTCAATCTGAGTTCGGTATTCTTGACGATCTACTTCGTCCGGCCTATCAGAGACTTGCAGTAGCCACACAAAATTCTGCCGAGAGCCAGAGATTACTTAACCTTGCCTTAGACATTTCGGCCTCAACTGGCAAGGATGTCAATGCAGTAACTACAGCTTTGAGTCGTGCTTATCTTGGGAATAACACAGCACTTACTCGTCTAGGCGTAGGACTTAGCAAGGCTGACCTTAAGAGCAAGTCATTTGAGGAAATCACAACACAGTTAGCAGATACCTTTGCTGGCTCAGCCACAGCTGCGGCACAGACTTTTTCTGGCCAATTAGCAATCCTTTCTACAGGCGCAGCAGAAGCATCCGAGATTATCGGCACAGGCCTTATTGACTCATTAAAACTTCTTAGCGATGGTGGATCAATCTCTAATGTAGTGACAGACATGAAGGCCTTAGCAACAGCCATCTCTGACACAACTACCGGCATCGCACTGTTTATCAAAGAAGTTAAAGCAATCCCAGTCTTAGGCTCTGCTTTAGGCTTCTTATTTGAGGACATTGGTACTGGCATTATCTTTAGTAAGGCTGGCAAGGAAAGACGAGAGCGCCTTGCTTATAATAAGAATGAGCACATGTCTAAGCAGGCTCAGGTTAAGTCTGATACAAAGATTACCAAACTAGGTTCACAGCAACTATCTAATGCAAAAAAACTGTCAGCTACTCAGAAGCAGATTGCAGCAGATAAAAAGAAGCAAGAAGTCCTAGACAAGGCTGCTTTAGTCCTTGCCCAAGGCAAGAAGGTCTTTGATGAAGAGGGTATCCAGTTAGCCGCTGCCGCACAAGGAAAACTTACAGAAGAAGAACGCACACGCCTAAACCTAAAGACTGACATTTTCAACCTAGAAGCTGCCATCAATGAAGGCAACATAAGCGCGGCTGTTCGCCTATCTAACAGCATGGTTGCTAATGCTCAAAAACTTGCAGCCCTTCGTACTGACATGATTGGTCTTAACGACATCGAAAACCCATTTACAGCATGGCTTGAGACTTTGAAGCTAATGGCGATGGAGTTAGCAGCGTTAGCGAACATAGCTAAAACACCACCTAAGTTATTAGGCAAAGGCTCTACAGGTGCAGAAATTGAAGCCATTATTGATGAGTACCTAAAACTGTCTCCAGCCGATCAGACAATACTTTTTGGTAGTCCTTTATTGCCTAAAGGATCTTTGCCTTCAACTAACTCAGGTACATTTATGGAAGGGCCGGAAGCTGCAAGGTTCTATAACCAGATGAGCGCTAGCGGTTCTATGGGTGGTGCTGGCACTGTAGTTAATGTGAATGTCACAGGCTCAGTTACAACAGAGCGCGATCTAGTAGCTGCCATTACACAAGGATTATACGCACAACAAGCTTCAGGTACTCCAGTTAATTACAGTACGGTGTACTAATGGCACTGCCAGCAACTCCTATTGTACGAATCAACCTAACAGGTGGAGCATCATTCGGTGAAGCCTTTGTGCTTGGATCTAGCCGTCTGGGTTTTGCTGAGTTTGCTTCAGGCTCTACTGTCATTGTTGATGTATCTGCTCAAGTTTCTAAGATAGATACTCGCAAAGAACGCAACCTGTTTCAGGATAAGTATCTATCAGGTACAGCCACAGTCCGCATCATTGATGAGAATGGTGACTGGAACCCTCAGAATACATCTAGCCCGTATTATCCTAATCTTGTACCTTTACGCTCTATTCAGATTTCAGCAGCTTATAGCGGTACTACTTACGGCATCTTCAAGGGTTACATTACTGAGTATCTCTATACCTATCCTAAAGATCAGGAAATCGGCTATGTCGATCTAATCTGCTCTGATGGCTTCAAGCTACTGTTTAACTCCAATGTGACCACCGTCACAGGTTCGGCAGCAGGTCAAGATACAGGCACAAGAATCGATAAGATCCTCAATACAGTCGGTTGGCCTACAAGCCAGAGATCAATTCAGACAGGCAACACATTATGTCAGGCTGACCCTGCAACGGTGCGTACGGGCCTTACAGCCATCCAGACAGCCGAGTTCACAGAGCAGGGTGCTTTCTATGTGGACAAGGCAGGAAACGCCGTATTTAAGAATCGCCAGTTTGTTTATGATGCTCAATCTGCAACACCTACTAAGTTTTCCAATGTCTCTGGATCATCCGACATTAACTATGCAGGAATTGTCTTTGCCCATGATGACAAGACTATTGTTAATCAAGCTACTGTTACACCCATCGGCGGCACAGCTCAGACTTTCTCAGATGCCACCTCTGTTAGCCAATACTTCCTGCACTCGATTACAGCCGAGCAGATGCTCATGACTACAGATGCAAACGCTCTAGCCCTAGCAACTGCCTATGTGACAACCCGTAAAGACACTACAATCCGCATTGAATCTATTACCCTTGATCTGATTACCCTTGCTTATGGGGCTGGAATTGTTGCAGCTTTAGACCTTGACTATTTTGACACAATGGAGATTACTAACGCGAATGTCTCCGGAACTACTATCGTCAAGACCCTTCAATGTCAGGGGATAGCCCACAGCATCACCCCTAACACATGGAACACAGTTTTAACCACGCAAGAGCCATTACTCGATGTGATGTACTAGAATAGGACTATGGAGAAACAATTATGGCAGTAGGATTCCCAGCAAAAACCACCTATGTGGACGGTGATGTCTTTAGTGCATCCGACATCAATGACACCAATGGCACACTTAATCTTATAGCCCCATCTACTAACTTTGCTGCAGGAAAGAATCACATAATTAATGGTGACTTTTTTGTAAATCAAAGAAACTTCTCATCATCTACTGCAACTGGTTATGGTTTTGACCGTTGGCAAAATGTAACTGATGGCTCTAGTGGTACTGCTACATTTTCAGCACAGACTTTTACAGCTGGAGCCGCACCTGTTGCTGGTTATGAGGCTAGAAACTTTTTAAGATGCGTTACAACTGGACAAACTGCTGCAGGCGTTTTTACTCTTTTTGAGCAGTTTATTGAAGATGTTAGATCTATTGCTGGTCAAACAGTAACTATCTCTTTTTGGGCTAAGGCTGCAACTGGAACACCTAAAATAGCAGTAGAAGTTGAACAGTATTTTGGTTCTGGTGGATCACCTTCATCATCTACTGCAACTTATGCAGGACAAGTTACTATCTCTACTTCTTGGGCTCGCTACTCTGTAACTGTAGCAGTACCATCAATCTCTGGAAAAACCATAGGAACCACAGCAAACAGTTCATTTAGTGCCATCAATCTTTGGGTTTCTTCTGGCACTACTTTCAATTCTCGTACTGGTTCACTCGGTATTCAATCAAACACTTTTGACATCTGGGGTGTTCAGGTTGAAGCAGGATCAACTGCTACCGCTTTTCAAACTGCAACTGGAACAATTCAAGGAGAATTAGCTTTGTGCCAGAGGTATTACTACCGCACTTCATCAAGTGCCTCTAATCCTTATGCAGCATTTACACAGTTCGCACCTGCAAACTCCACTACTCAAGCCTTTATTGGTATGAGATTGCCAGTAAGTATGAGAATCCCACCCTTAGTTTTAGAGTTTGCAAACCTACAATTAGCAGATGGTTCTAATCTTTACACAGTTACATCTGCCTCTTTAGACAACAATACAACAAGTAATGACATTGCTGCTGCTGGATACAATGTTGCATCAGGTCTAACACAGTATCGGCCTTATGTGGCGCGTGGTAACAATAGTGCATCAGCCTACATCGGATTCAGTGCGGAGCTATAAAATGGACAATGTATCTTTTATTAAAGTAATTGGGATCGATGGCGTAGAAGTAGAACATGCCATCATTGACAGAGGCAACGGGGAATTTACCTCAATGCTAAAATCTACCTATGATGAACTAAAGGCAAATGAAGCCAAGATTATCTAAGGCAGGAGTGCAGCTTCGGGAACAGTTTGATGATGCCTACCCAGATCGTGACCGCACATCGGATGGTTGGATCGGTGATACCAGACATGGTGCTCGTAAGTCTGATCATAATCCAGATG